ATATAAATGAGTGAGAAAATATATGTTAAATTAACTCACAATGCCGACAAGCAACCAGGAGATAATCGACCATCTTTTGTTGCACCAATAAATCCCAAAAGTCCAGCAGGAAAAACCTGGAGGATAGGAGTAAAGATTGGAGAAAATTGGTACAACCAAGCAGGATTTGATGATCTTGATGAACAAGGTAATCCCACAGGAATTATCAATGTTGTCTTGACACCATCAAATACTGGTTCAGCACCTGCAAAGCCGAGAGGACCGCAGCAATCTTTTGCACCTAACGACAGGTTTGCAAAAGGTCAAGGATCAGGATATAACAAACAGAACTACAATTACTAATTGTGGTTCAATGGTGTGGTGGAAGTTTTTTTGAGTAGCGAATCATATTGCCTTTTCCCTTTCTGGCAATGCTCCCTCTTATTTGTTTTCTTCTGCCATACCTTTAAAACAATATGAAATATATAAATAAAATTATTAAATTTGTATCAGATATTTATCTGTGTTTTATTTGGTTGTTAGCACTACCTATAATTATTATTCATAAACTTTTATTTAAAAAATAATATGAAGATTACAGACTTAGAAAAAGAAATTAAGAAGAAGATTGTAGCTGATCGTCAGAAAGATTATGGAGATTACCAATACAATTTTACTATACTTGCCGAACTATTTACTTTAATATTAGCACCAAATTTAAAAAAAAAACTAAGACCATATCAAGTAGGACAAATCATGATGACACTCAAGTTGTTTAGAACTACCAAGGGTTATAAGGCAGATAACTATCATGATCTATCTATCTATAATGATATGACCTTTGACTTACACAAAAAAGATATAGACAAAAGAGATAAAAATGACTAAGTATTTAAGAATTAAATCTGGCGAAGCTAATTTTCAATTGGTTGAAAGATTTGATGAAGTAGAGAAAGCTGCCGACCCCAACGCACAAGGGGAAGTTGTAGAATGTAAAGTTGAGAATATTAAATTAGACTTTACTAAAGTAACAAAGGAAAAGGATGATAGAAAAAAAGAATCATCTACAGAAGCTGATGGACAAGCAAAGAAAAAAAAGTGAAATGTATGTTCACACAGTTCAAAAGGCAAATAGATATAAAGCTGAAAGTTATAGCTTATTTTTAGAGATTGCCAAATGTAGAGAAGAATTAATGACAGCTAAATAGTTATTAATTTATTATTGAAAAAAACAAACAAATTTGTAGGGGATTTATGACCTTAATTAAACAAGAATTTCAAAAACATATAAAAAAAATAAACAATAACGACTTCATTTACAAACATAAGATAGCTTTCTTTTTATTATCAGAACAACAACTTCATTTATATGAAGAGGGATTTAGAAAAGGTTTTGAGTTAGCACAGCAAAAAATGTCTGACCATGTAAATGAGATAAAAGAAACACACATTGTACCAAGAAGAATGGAAAGAAAAATTATTGGTTATCAATTTAGAAAACCTAGAAAAGCAGAGATAGATTGTGTGATTAATAAAGTTTGTATTAAGTATGAGGTAAGTAAGAAAGATTTATTTACTAAGACTAGAACCAGAGATATTGTCAGAGCTAGAAATATTATTCAAAATATATTTAATGAAAAATATAAGATGAGTCTGTCAGATATAGGTAGAATTTTTGGACAAGATCATACAACAGTTTTATATTCTATTCAAATGAAACAAAATAGAAAATATTATTGGAGTGATGAGCAAACAATATGGCAGGAGTTTCAAGAACTAACTAGGTCCTAGCGTAGTTAGGTTTCTTACCTGTTCTTGTTTTTCTTTCAGCTTTCTTTTTTCTTGATACAGCAGAAGCTCTTTGACTTGCAGACATTGATCTAGCTTTTGCAGCAGGTACACATTTAGGATAGTTTTTTCTTTTCTCACCACCACTACGACCACACTTTGGAAAGCCACCACCTTTCTTTGGATTGGCAATGTCTACCCAGTTAGCTTGTACCCAAGATCGTAAACCTTTAGACATTACTTTCTTTTTCTTTTTGTACTTTTAGGTTTTATTCTGCCAGAGCATACACCACTTGCATACATATTAGCATACGCAGATGGATATACTTTAAACTTTCGTTTAGCAGCAGCTTTACCTTTAGCACAAAGTTTAGCCATGTTTTTTTTGTACTGTAAACTTTGCCATCTTTACAGCTCCCTTGTGTGGTTTGTATGTACCCTTCATCAGTTTAAAACTTGAACCTTTTTTCATCCAATGAAAACCTTTGGGTGCTTTTACTGACTTAGTTGTCATTTCTTTTTCTTTTTATTTTTCTTCATTTTAGCTGCAATAATTTTTTTCTTTAATGCAGGTGGAAGATTCTTTTGTTTACCTTTTAACATTAGTACATTCTCCCTTTAGATTTTTTAGCTTTCTTTGCTTTCTTAACTTTCTTTTTTGTCATTGGTTTCTTCATCTTATATCCTGGCATTGTCATTCTCCTGTTGTTGCTTTAGTTTTATATTACAATACAGATCAAAACAAGATCCATCTTTACCATTATGGCAAAAGTATTGTCTCTTATAAGTTATAATCCATCCACCCATGGTATTCAATAGTTCTTTTTTACACCATGTACAATATCCACAAATTAATAATTGTTCTTTTGATCTAACCCATGTTCTATTTTTTTTCACTATATAACTTCTTTTTTTTCACACATAAATTTAGTGTAAGCTCCATATTTATTTACAAATTCTGGAGTTAAATTAGATATAAGTTTTGCTGAATATTTATATCCATAAATTGTACAATCATACATATTATTAAATTGTGCTTGAGGTGTAGAAATAGTTTGGCACTCATTACCTGGTGTGGTGCTACACATCAGCATAATCAAAACAACAACTTTCATTTCTTATAACCAAGTCCTGTTTTTCTATTGCTATATAATTTACACCATGACCAAGAACTTAACTTAGTTGAATAGTGATAAATAAATAATACTATTGTTTTCACTTTTTTTTCTTTTTCTTTTTGCAATTACAAAAATCAAAAGTTAAAACATCATCTACTTTTTTAAATTGATTATCTATCCAACAAATAAATTTATATATAATTTTATCTAACATTTCCATCTTCTTCTTGCCTGTCTTATTCTTGAGTTAGGATCATTCCTAGTTTTAGCTGATGAGTTTCTTAACTGACCTGCTGATCTAGCGCAATAACTTTTTCTTCTTTTAGCATCTTTAGATCCTGCTTTAACTTTACCTGTTACTGCCGTCTTTAATTTAGATCCTGGATTAGCTTTTCTATATCTTGCTACACCTTTAGCTGTCATCCCAGCACCTTTCTTTGTAGGTCTGTAGTTTGCGTTAGATCCTTTTGTAGTTTTTCTTATAGCCATTATTCTAATATTAATTTTTTAATTGATTTCTCACCCATATAAATTTCTACTTCTGCTTTAGATTTTATACATTGATATTCTATATGATCCTTTGATTCACGCATAGCAATTCTTTTACCTTTTAAACAGTGAGACATAGAATCTTGTATTCTATGTTCTTTAATCTCACCATTAACAATCATAAGTAGAGCAATTACAACTTCTGTAATCATACTGTTTTACCTTTGTTAGGTCCTTCTTTAAGCACATATTTTTGTGTACCATTTTTACCAGTTTCTACTTCTTTTTTTAAATCTTTTGCTAGACTCGCAGCTTTATTCTCTTTGTTTATCTGTGCGATGTGATCTAATATTTTTCTATTAATGCGTCCCGTTGCCATTTGCTCTTACCTTATCTTTTATTTTTTCAATATCCTCTAATGCTTTTTCTAATTGTTTAGTTACAAATTCTATATTAACTTTGTTGTGCATCATATCTTCTATTCTAGTTTCAATTTTTTCTACTGTCTTATACAAATCTTCAAGCAGCATAAACTGCTCTTGATCCGTTGGTAGCTGCTCAGATTTTTTAAGTAGATCAGCTTGGAATAATTCTCTTGATGTCTCAAGTGAAGTAAGTCTGGCAGTAACTTCTGTGTAAGCAAACACACCCATAGCAACTGCTATGATAATACCAATCATATTTTTCATTGGCATACTTACAGATGTATTTTCACTAATTTTCATTTTTAGGTTTTGGTAAAGGTAATATATAATTTTTTGGTGGTATTTTCAATTTGCTTTTAGAAGGTTCTATGAACTTATCTCCCATTAAATTGAGTTCTGGATTCTCTTTTTTGTAGTCATCCTTCATATCATCCCACAAACTTTTAGAATCTTTGGGTCTAGTGTTATCTCTTGCAGGAGTTACACCTCTACATTTAGATACTAATAAATCAAAGTTTGAATTGTATGCAAGGCTTGGATTACTATTAACCCTACCACACATCTTCATCAACTCTAATTGTTGTTTTAGTTCTACGTTTTCTTTTATGGTTTTACAATCTACACCTAAATATTTTCTGTATGTGAAACTTAATCTATAATTATCATCGTCATTACGATAATTATTGTTGTCATTGTAATGA